TCATATATAGATAGACTGAACAAAAAACATTCTTTTGACAATCTAAATAAAACTGAAAAACTAAAGGGACAGCTCAAGATGTTAGAGTTGGTTTTTTCTTATATTCACAGAAAGGTAAAAGAACTAAACAAAGAGTTAGAGGGTAAAAAGTAATGCCAACATATACATTTTTCAATGAGTTATCAGGAACAGAATATGACGAGTTCATGTCTATTTCTGCTATGGAAAAAATGATGAAAGAAAACCCACATGTTAAACGAGTGTGGAATCCTGATTGTGCTCCTGCTTTGGCTGGAGATCATCTTATGGGTGTGGGTCCAAAGAACGATGAAGGATTTAAAGATGTGATGAGAGGCATTGCTTCTAAACATCCTGACTCACCGATGGCAGACAAGTATGGTAGTGGTAAGAGCACTAAAAGATTACAAGCTGAAAACATTTACAGTAAACATAGGAACAGAAAATAATGTCGTCTAAGAAAGTTGCTAAGGATATCGTGCAATCTAGTTTGGTTGATATCAAACCTATCACTGACAACCAAAAGATTGTCTTTGATTCGTGGAAGAAAGATAAACACCAGTTTATGTATGGTTCTGCCGGGACTGGTAAGACTTTTGTATCCTTGTATCTTGGTCTGAGAGATGTGTTGGATTTGAAGACACCATATGACAAGGTGATTCTGGTTCGTTCTTTGATACCTACCAGAGAGATTGGTTTTCTGCCGGGCGATGAAGAAGATAAGGCTGCACTGTATCAGGTGCCGTATCAAAACATGGTCCGTTGGATGTTCAAGATGCCAAATGAACAGTCGTTTAATAATCTATACGACAAACTAAAATCACAGGGCTCTTTGTTTTTCTTGTCAACTTCTTTTCTTAGAGGGTTGACATTTGACAACAGTGTGATTATAGTAGATGAATGTCAGAACCTAAATTTTCATGAACTTGATACCATCATTACAAGAGTTGGACAAGACTCTAGAATTGTTTTTTGTGGAGACTTTGGTCAGACCGATTTGCAGAAAACGAGTGAGAAAAATGGTATTTATAACTTCTTGCATATTCTACAAGAGATGGAAGAATTTAATTGTATAGAATTTGGCATTGGAGATATTGTTAGATCTGGTTTTATAAGAAACTATATCATTAACAAGATAAAAATGGGTTTTCATGGAGAATAAAATTTATATCAAGCCAACTCAAAAGGATTGGCCGATATTTCACATGAAGTCTCCCGTAAAGATTAAAAATCTACGGGGAAGTAGTGTTGATGCATTTAATCAAGAACTGGAGAATGACATTAGAGACTCTGGTGATAGATTGCAAGGCGCCACTGCTGCAAAATGTTATATGACACAATGGGATATGCATCAAGAATATAACTCGTTCAAGAAACTAAGTGAACTGGTGATTAGTCTTGCCAAGACAGTGCCACTTGCAAATGCAACAAATCAAAATGGTGACCCAAGACAATATGAGTATGACATTGTAGATAGTTGGGGACTCATTTATGAGAAAGGACAATTTACAAAACCACATCAACACTGGCCACACACCTGGAGTTTTACATATTGTGTGAAGGGTTGTGACAGCTGTTCTCCGTTAGTTTTTGATGATGGTTTGGGTGATGGTGATAACTCATTCTTGGTAACACCAAATGTTGGTCAAGTAATTCTTTGGCCTGCGTGGTTATATCATTCTGTGCCTGAACAAGAATGTGAACACGAGAGAATGATGGCCGTTGGTAATTTAACAGTGGATTGGGAAAAAAGTGTGATTCCAGTTACAGAACATAAATTAACTCAACCACCAAAAGGAGAAAATCACTAGTGCGAGTATTAAGATACTTGAGAAATCTATTTAATTATAACTATCAGAGACAGAAAGAAGTAACGGCGTATCTATCAAGATCAGTTGACTTGGTAGACCTAGAATATAGACAGAAAAAATTAGCAAGAAAGAGGATTTACTAATGGCTTACAATTTATCGTCAAGATCGAAAAGTCGCCTAGAAGGCGTAGAAGAAGATTTGGTTAAAGTTGTTGAACGTGCTATCGAGTTGACAGAAGTTGACTTTGGTGTGATTCAAGGACTCAGGACTATGGAAGAACAGAAATCACTAGTTGCAAAGGGTGCATCCAAAACTATGAAGTCAAAGCACCTAGAAGGTAAGGCTGTGGATTTGATGGCATACATCGATGGTCGCGGTTCTTGGGAATTGAACGTGTATGATGAGATTGCAGACGCGATGAAGGCTGCTGCGATTGAGTTGGATGTTGGTGTTCGTTGGGGCGCTGCGTGGAGTGTGTCTGACATTCGTGAGTGGGATGATACTATGGAAGATGCTATGCTGAGTTATGTTGACCTTCGTAGGTCACAGGGTCGGCGTCCGTTTATTGATGCACCACATTTTGAGTTGATTTCGTAAATGGCTGAATTTGATCATGTAGACATGTCGTGGTATCCTACGGCAGATTTGAAAACAAAAAACATCAATGGTAGAAGATTCTATGTAACACCAAAGGGATACTATCCATCGATTACGACTGTGCTCTCGGACCGTAACAAGAAAGGACTATTTGAGTGGCGTAAGAGAGTAGGTGAGGATGTTGCAAATCATATTGCAAGAAAGGCAGCTTCAAGAGGCACCAAGGTTCATCATATGTGTGAGGACTATCTGAACAATAAGGATATCTCACATCATAAAAAGGATTTTCTACCTTGGTGTCTCTTCAATGAAATGAAGGATAAACTACTTTGTAATATAAATAATATACATGCACAGGAATGTGGCTTGTATAGTGACAAGTATAGAGTCGCTGGTAGAACAGATTGTATTGCAGAATATAATGGGGAACTATCAATCATAGATTTTAAAACTTCCACTAGTGAGCGCACAGATTCATGGAATGAAAACTATTATATTCAAGGTGCTGCATACGCTGAGATGTTCGGTGAGAGAACGAAAATACTCGTTGATCAAGTGGTGATACTTGTAGTTACTGAAGATGGAACAACACAAGAATTCATAAAGAAGAAACACGATTATCTTCCAATGCTCATCGAATCTGTAGAGAGATGGGAAGAGAAAAATGAAACACCTATTTTTGACGTTAACATTAGTATTGGGGCTGGTGCTGCCTAATTGGGCAAATGCTCAGAGCAACACCATACCTTGGCCGGCAAGCAAATCACCTGTCGCGGAATGGACAGTTGGCGAGATGATTCAAGTCGTCTTTATCTGTAGAGATGAAAAAACAGTGAGAGAACTCGCTGAAGCTGATATAAAATCTTTACAAAACATTGCTGTGTTATCACAACAGAAATTAGCGATGGGAGATTGTATAACACTTCCTAGACAAGTGCCATTTAAGATTAATGACCTCATTTTTCAGTACAAAGATCATAAAGGAATAGATACTGTTCTATTGAAGGTCCGTTTGCTTTTTGGATCTCGTGTATTTGAGGGATATACGATTGCTCCAGGTGTATTTAAGCAATCTATTTGAAAAAACTATTGACAACAGAACAGGGATTTAGTATACTTTATCTATGGTTGTAAGAAATGACCTGGAGGCATTGCGGACGGGAGTTCGATTCTCCCCACCTCCACCAAAGATATTTCTCACGAGATATTTTTGATGGGGGTGACAAGGTTTCGACGTGGTGAGAGAAGGGAAATGGACAACTCGACAGGCGAATGTCGTAAAACTAGCAAAACCTTTAAACGCCAACGATGACGTTTACTTTGAGGACTTTGCGCTAGCTGCGTAAAACTTCACGGGGTATGGGTTCCACCTTGTTATACAACGGACCCTTTTAAATTTGTCATGACTAAGGAGAAAATTTATTATGACTACTTTGACTCAGACACAACGTGTCATTAATGCACTTGAGAATGGTGCAGAACTTACTGCTAAACAAATTAGCGCCCGTTATGGTGTGAAAAATGTTCGCGCAGTTATCAGTCAACTTCGCACGGAAGGATACGCTATCTTTCTTAACAAGCGTGTATCGTCTTTTGATGGTGAAACGTATTCCAAGTATCGTCTTGGTACGCCGACTCGTGCAATTGTAGCCGCTGGTTACGCCGCATTGCGCGCTGCGTAAAACTTAATTAAGGATTGGCCCACCTTTACCAAACGGGCCATTTTTAAAGGACATAGTGATGCCGTTAAACACTGCAAAAACTTTCTCTATGAACATAGAAAATATAGTTTTAGAGAAAAATATTACACATATGGATGCAGTTCTCTGGTATTGTGAACAAGAAGGTATCGAACCAGATACTATTAACAGACTTATTTCTAAATCTCTCAAAGAGAAGATTGAGGCAAATGCAAGAGAATTAAATTTCCTACCAAAACATGCTCAATTACCTGTCTAAAAGGTATTGACAACTTCACCAAATTTTAGTAATATAGATATAGTTACATTCACATAGGAGAAAAAAGTGATTGACGTGACTGACCAAGAACGTTCTGAAAATTTCTTTCAGGCAAAATATGACGAACTTCGTAAGGAGATGCGTGATGAACACACTGAGATGGCATATCTCAAGAAAGAGAACGAGGAACTACGTGAGCGAGTGAAGAAACTTGCATCTCGTCAACCTAGTTGGCCTAAGGGATATCGTCCTCATCGTGAGAAGTCTCATAGACGATAATGTATTATTGCCGGTTTAGCTCAGTTGGTAGAGCAGTTGCTTTGTAAGCATCATGTCGGGAGTTCAAGTCTCTCAACCGGCACCAATATTCCTCAGTAGCTCAGTGGTAGAGCAAGTGACTGTTAATCACTCGGTCGGTGGTTCGAGCCCATCCTGGGGAGCCAATTAAAGTAAAGGTTTACAATGATGACTGAACTAAATCTAAACCGTGATGATCTTATCAAACTCCTAAAATTTACCCTGGCCAGGGTAAATGAATTAGAGAATATTATCTCCGAGAATGAGCAACTGACCGAGGCGCATGCAACAATTAGTGCTGCGAGAACTTTTATGACCGATACATCTTACCCACCAAATTGGCCATATGGTCAAAAATCAAAAAAAACTATGAAAAATAATTTTGATTATGAAATGGTGGACTATGGAGATTATGAGCCGTGAGCGTTAAGTTGATATCACATTCTCGTTCATCAGTTGATAATTGGATGCAATCACCTCATGCTGATTTTACACATCTAGTTGCTTACTGTGCAAGGGTATCTAATCCAAGTAATCAGAACAACGAAGAAACGTCTGAAAAACTTATCAAGTATCTCATAAAGAACAAGCATTGGTCACCACTTGAAATGGTGAATGTTTGTTTGGAGATTAATACCACCAGAGACATTGCAAGACAGATGTTGCGACATCGCTCATTTTCATTTCAAGAGTTTAGTCAGCGATATGCTGACCCAACAAAGGATATGGAGTTTGTTCGTCGTGGTGCCAGATTACAAGACCCAAAGAATAGACAAAATTCAATTGATGCAGCATCTATTGATGTTCAAGACCATTGGGATATGCAACAGCAAGAAGTGATTGAACTTTGCAAAGAAGTTTATCAGTGGGCAATTGAAAAGGGTATTGCCAAAGAACAGGCTCGTTCTGTTTTACCAGAAGGACTAACTATGTCTCGTATGTATATGAATGGCACGCTTCGTAGTTGGGTTCATTACATTGAATTGAGAACAGCAAACGGAACGCAGAGAGAACATATGGATATTGCAACCGCATGTGCAATAGAAATTGCTAAGGTTTTTCCTTTACTGAATGAGGTTATTTGATTATGGCTCTGATGCCAATTTATTTTACCACTAACAATACTCGTAAACGAAAGAAGTCAAAGAAGAAAGTTGTTACTGCAACAAAATTAGACCGAAGTAAACTCACTGGTGTAAGTATTTCATCTCCAATATATAGACGTGAGACACCATATATACCTAGTAACAGCACTGGTATTGGTAACACAACCAAGAGAGACAATAACCATGAGTTAGAAGTGTCCAAAAACTATACCATTGCTCCCGCCTATAACAAGGGTGCATATCAGGTTATAGGTAAAGATAACATTAAAGACATTGGACGATAATATGAGCGCGATTGAAATACCTGTCTTTCCGGCAGGCGTATTGAAGATTTATAATAACCCCAATCCACCTGAGATTCCTTCTATGGAGGATTTTCAGTTCAACCAGCAAGCAGTTTCAAATCCAGATACCACACAGTTTTTGGAGACACCAAATATTGTTGACCATGATGGCTTAGCAGATTTGAAAGTGTGGTTTGAAGAGTGTGTAAAGGATTATCTTGATAATGTAATGACATTGGATTATCGAGAGTTCTGGATTCATGAAAGTTGGTTGAACAAGGCTGCACCTGGCAGTTCTCAGAGTATGCATAATCACGGCAACTCTCTTATCAGTGGTGTATATTATGTTTCATCTACACCACAACATCCACCGCTAGTGTTTGAGAAAATGCCATCAAACTCTGACCCGTTCTTCTCACTGAGGAAACACTACAACAAAGCAAACGCAAACTTTACAAACAAACTCGCTATGCCCTGCACTCAGGGTTCTTTGATTATGTTTAACTCATATCTGTTTCATGGGTTTGGACAGAATGTAACAGACCAATCAAGAGTAAGTCTGGCATTCAATGTGCTTGCAAACCTTACAGAGAAGGATGCATACCGCATTGACTTTGTAAAGAATGAAAGATGGTTGAATACTGAGGATGCTACTAACTACACGGTTGACACTGATGGTGCATCAGGTTCCATACAAAGACGTATGTCTAAATGAAGACAGCTGTAATTTTAGGCAATGGTGAATCACGTAGTTGGTTTTGTCCTGACTACTTAGATTATCCTATTGCAAATGTAGAGACATGGGGATGTAATGCTATCTATCGTGATGGTGTAGTGGACAATCTTGTTTCAATGGATTACGCCATGCAACAAGAAATTTACATGTCAGAATATCCTTTGAACCATAAGTGTTGGTTTGCAAACTGGACTCGGGTTCCCACACAAGTTGCAGAAATGATGATGATGGGAACAACCATACCAAAAGATTTTGTTCATTGGCCAAAATCAAATGCGTCTGATGAATGTGTTATTTCGGGTAAAGATCCTGCCACAGTGCAGACAAGAATAGATGATATGATGAAAGACTTTCCACATCTTGACACAGAAGATTTGAAACTCAAGATGGAAAAAGATGTGGGTGTTTGGATTACACCAGTTTTTGATGAGGACCATGTGCAGACTATTTCAAACCTTGAGGGTTGGTCTGCTGGAAATGTTGGATTATTTCTTGCAGCAGAAAGCGGTGCAACTGAAATCTATATGTTAGGTTTTGACTTGAGTGATTACAAAAAACCAGTGAACAATATCTACAAAGGGACAGAAAACTATTTGCCGAAGACAGCCAAAGGGTTTAATCCTGTCAACTGGATTATTCAGATGAACTCGGTGTTCGAGAAGCATCGCCGTGTAACTTTTTACTGGGTAGACAGCATATGGAAAGCCTATTCAGATAAATTTCTCACTCCTAATATAAAGCACATTGACAAGAATGCGTTTCTTGACAGAGTAGGAACATTTTAAAGGAGGATAAATAAACTATTGACAACACACATTCGTTATGATACTATTAATAAACACTATACGTTAACACACGAAAACATAAGGAGACAAATATGTCATTCGCATCAATGAAACGAAATAACGCACTTGATGATCTTCTGGGTGCCGCCCAGAAAGAAAGTGCACCCCAAGAGAAAAAGTCCTATGCAGATGAACGTCTGTGGAAGCCGTCTATGGATAAGACTGGTAACGGTTATGCCGTTATTCGTTTTCTTCCTGCTCCCGAAGGTGAAACTCTACCTTGGGCTAAACTCTGGAATCACGCATTTCAGGGTCCAACTGGTCAGTGGTATATTGAAAACTCGCTGACTACTCTGGGGAACAACGATCCTGTTTCTGAGTATAACTCCAAACTTTGGAACTCTGGTATAGAGTCCGACAAAGAGATTGCTCGCAAGCAGAAGAGGAAGCTGCAATATTATGCCAACATCTATGTTGTGACTGATAGTGCACATCCTGAAAACGAAGGTAAAGTATTTCTTTATCGATTTGGTAAGAAGATCTTTGATAAGGTCACAGAGGCAATGTCACCAGCATTTGAGGATGAGACTCCAATCAATCCGTTTGATTTCTGGAACGGTGCGAACTTCAAGTTGAAGCTTCGTAAGGTTGATGGTTACTGGAACTATGATAAGTCAGAGTTTTCTGCACCATCTGCTTTGTTGGATGATGACGATGAACTTGAAGGGATTTACAACAAGTTGTATTCTCTTGAAGAGTTTACTGCATCGTCAAACTTCAAATCCTATGAAGAACTGAAGACTCGCTTTGAGTTGGTTCTTTCTGGTGTTACACCTTCTCGCACAGTTGAAACTCTTATGGAGAATGAACCTGTTGCGGCTCCAAAGGTTGAAACTAAACCAGAGGCACCGCCCCGTGTTAGTCAACAATCTGTTGCAAAAGCGGATCAGTCAGAAGGTGAAGATATGATGTCTTACTTTGAGAAACTGGCAGAAGAAGCCTAGAGAGACAGTAGGTATTGGGCCCAAGTCAGTCCTTGACTTGGGCTTTTTTGGAGTGGTAGTTCAGTTGGTTAGAATACCGGCCTGTCACGCCGGGGGTCGCGGGTTCGAGTCCCGTCCGCTCCGCCATTATAGTATGGCATTGTAGTTTGTTGGTGATCCCATTGGCATGGCCGCAGCGTGAGTGACGCTGGATGACGATGCATCAACAGGTGCGCTAGTAATATTATTGATCTGAACTGGGGCACCCGCGCCTCCTGTTTTACTGAGTGCAGCCGTGTTAATTTTGTTGATAACCTCATCCATTTTCTCTAGAGGGATAACTGCTTCTTGAGGATGAATATTAACTAAACCACTTTGAGTTGTTATACCACCT